TTGAGATGTTAACGCGGAGTCAACGCCACTAGCACTAGAAGAAATAACACCAGTCGCAGAATCATACGTGATATTAGAACCCGCTACTAATTGCGGTCTTACTATATCAGCAGCATTAACCCACGTTGAGTTGCCGTTACCCAAACTCTTAAGCAATTGACCAGAGTTACCATCAGCGCCTACGACATCTCCAATGTCAATTACTTGTATTTTAGCATCAATAAGCGTGTTAACAGCGGCAGAATCAGTTCCTGAGGTAGTTCTAGCAGCAATGTAAGCAGAATCAATCAAAGAAATTGTTAATGCTGAATCGAGTTTACCGGCAACAGCTGAAGTATTCGCGTTAATTAACGAAAGTAATGTATTATAAGCATCACTGTCATCATTAAGAGCAGCTGCCAACTCATTTAATGTATTAAGAGCACCTGGTGCTCCATCGATCAAATTATTAATCTGAGCAGTTACAAACGCACTATCAGCGAAATCAGCGTTTGAATAAGTAGTTTGATTCGCCTGAATATAAGCAGCAGAAATAACACCCTGAACTGTTGAACTGTCAAGATAAACCGTTTGTCTTGCTTGAACATAAGCAGAATCAATTAAAGAAATTGTTAATGCTGAATCGATTCCACCTGCAGCAGTTACTGCAATAGAAGAAATTATTGATGAATCTAAAGCGACTGAAGGAATAAGATTAACTTTCGCTGCCGTTAATACTGCACTGTCGCCAAGGTAAATTGTATTACCGGAGAGATATAAGTCTCTCCAACGGCGAGTAGAATCACCAAGATCATAAGTAGAATCTGTCGCTGGAATTATATTACCAGCAAACCCACTTGTTAATGTGGAAGAATCTAAAGTGACGAAGGTTGACGTATTAACCCAAGTAGAGTTACCGTTTCCTAAACTCTTGAGAACCTGACCCGAATTACCGTCTGCTCCAACAACATCACCTATGTCGATTACTTGAATCTTTGCGTCAATCAGAGTATTAACAGTAGAAGAATCAGTTGAAGCTGTTACTCTTGAATTAATATAAGATGAATCAATTAGTCCCGTTACAAACCCAGAGTCTCTATATCGATCTCTTGCTTGAATATAGGCAGAGTCGATTATCCCGATAACTGCAGCAGAATCGAGAGTTCCGCTCGCAGTTGAACTAATTACACCAGTTGCTGAGTCATAAGTAATGTTTGCACCAGCGACCATAAACGGTCGCACCTGAGCAGCAGTAGGTGCTGCTTGGCGTAATTGAACATATGCTGAATCAACGATGTCCTGAACAAAATTAGAATCGCGGATACGATCCCTTGCCTGAATATAAGCAGTATCAATAATCCCAGTTATAAACGCTGAGTCTCGGAAGATATCTGCTTGACGTGCTTGGATATAAGCAGAATCTATTATCCCAGTTACAGCAGCAGAATCTAAACCCGCTGAAGATAAATCGGCAGTAATAACACCTGTCGCAGAATCGTATGTAATGTTTGCACCAGCAACTAAATGTGGGCGAACAAGATCTGCTTGATTAATCCAAGTAGCATTACCGTTGCCTAAACTCTTAAGTATTTGTCCGGAGTTACCGTCAGCGCCAACAATATCGCCAATGTCGATTATTTGAATTTTGGCATCAATTAATGTATTTGCTTGGTCAGAGTTTAATCCGGTAACATTATTATTAATTAAACTGACTACATCTGCAGAATCTAAGATAGAATTTAGTTTAGATAAATTGAAAAAGTTACTAGGTCCAAAATAAACTTTACCCTGAGAATCTAAGTAAAGATCTTTCCATGTTCTAACTGAGTCACCAATATCGTAGAGCGCGTCGAGTAATGGTTTGATGTCGTTGGTTAATTCGTCAACGACTGCGCTTATTTGAGAATTGGTTAGTGCTAATGAACCAGCAGAAACTCTGCTAGTAATGAAATCAGAATCGAGATTTGAATCGGTTAAGAAAAAGTCTATTTCATTGTTTGACTTTTTATAATAAAGTTTACCGTCAGAATAGTTGAGCGCAAGTTCGCCATATGCCAAATCTGAACTGTCAGGAATCCTTCCGAGAACGGAAGACTTCTTGAGAATGATATTCTGAGCCATCTCGATCCTTAAAAAAGGTAAAAAACCCCCATAAAAATGGGGGTATAATCAAATTAAATTTTAGTAAGTACCACCATCAATTGTATCTATAGTTACTGCTCCAGACCCTGAAACATCAAAGTTGGTAGCGTCGAAACTTGCCACACCAGGATTAGACGTAGTTGCTAATTCCGCAGCAATATTAATTTCTCCAGTCCCGTCAGTGTACGTAATCGTTATACCTTCACCTGATGACAAGGCAGTAGCAATTGTATCCTCAATATATTCTTCGGCGCTTGTCGACGCGTCACCAACATAAAGGTTAGTAATTACAGTTTTGCCAGCACCATTTGGTGTGAGGTTTATATTACCATTAGTATCTGTTGACGTTATATCATTACCATTGACTCTAATATTGTCAACAGATAATCCTGTCAATCCAGTAATATCAGTAATTGTTTCACCCAGAGCAACCGAACTATCGCCGATGGTTATAGAATTAAATTGTAATCCTGCGTTTCCAAGAGCGTTAAGACTTACTGCTCCACCAGTAACAGTGAACTGAGAAGAATTAAACGACGCGACACCAAGCGTTGAAGAAGTTGCTGTTGCAACACTAAACGTTAGATCATCAGTACCATCTGTCGAGGAAACAGTAATATTTGTTTGCGAACCATTTCCAAGCATTGCCGCAACAGCGTCATATACTCTCTCATCAGTATAGTAAAGATTTGAACCTTCAGAAAGGTCAGCAGTAGATTTCGCAGTAAAGTCTGAATCAAATCCAGCATATTGACCAACAAGAGTACCGACGTTTAACGTTGAAAGCGTAAATCCTGTTCCGCTTCTATCAATATTATTCGTTGGAGTAACGCTGTCAAGATCGCTATCAATAAGACCTTCATAGATATAATATTGTCCGTTACTTGCGTCTCGGAAAATACCAGTATGTTTCTTAGTCGCTCCAGCATCATCGCTGTAGTGTCCAACAAAACCAATATCCACTGCATCAGAAGTTTCATTGCTATCAGCAAGGTGGATCATTGGATCCTTGATGGTCAAGGTCTGAGATTGGATAATCGTTTGAGTGCCGACAATTGTTAAATCATCAACGGTAACGGTTTGGAAAGTTACATTGGCAGAAGTTCCAACGTCCTGACCAATTGCTATTTCACCATTGGTAATGGTAACACCAGTGCCACCACTAAAATGTGCTCTTGTTTCTGCGGCACTTGGTCCAGTATAGGTAATAACACCAGTGCCACTATTATATCCTAATGACCCATCACCACCAGCGTCTGTTACGCTAATTGCTGCCCTAGATCTCGCATCAGTGTAATAAAGGTTGGTTGAACCTTCACTAACACTATCAGTTCCGATAGTAGCAGTATCACCAAGAGAATATGCCCTTCCGTTGATTGTGATAGAACTATTTTCTAACTGAGTATTACTTACACCACCAGTCTTGATTGTTACATCACCGGAAGAAACACCAAAGTCAGCAGTATTAAATGTCGCAACACCGTGTTGAGAAGAGGTTGCTGTAGCGATAGCATATGTTACTGAATTAGCACCAGAGTTGGTTGCAACTGTTAACGCGCCAGTTGGTCCAGATGCCCTAAAGTCTAATGTTTCGTCTAGGAGATTAATTCCAATAGAGTCCGCACCTTCAGCGGAAACATCTAAAGTAGAAGCAATACTTGCTGTACTAGCAGCGGTCAATCGACCTTGAGCGTCAACTGTAAACGTTGGGATAGCAGTAGAACTACCATATGATCCAGGAGTTACTGCGGTGCTATCAAGTCTAAATGTTATTTCATCGTCAGCAACAACTGAAGTTAAACCAGTTCCACCAGAAAATGTTAATGTGCTACCAGTAGTATATGTGTCGTTGCTACCAACATCAGCAGCAAGCGTAATAGTGTGTGATACCGAAGCAGTACCAGCAGCAGTCAAACGACCTTCAGAATCAACTGTGAATGTTGGTATCTCAGTGCTGCTTCCGTATGATCCAGCAGTAACTGTTGTCGGATTCAAAGAGAATGTTAAGGTAGGACCAACTCCTGCTACCAAGTCTCCAGTCATCAAGACCTTTAAGTTATCATCAGTAGCGATTTCAAGAGTAGAATCTGCGAGAGTAACTGTACCAGAACTACCGCTATCAGCAGTAATACTTAAATTAACAGAAGTTCCAATTTGTTGATCAACATAAGTTTTGTTAGCAGCGTCTGTACCAGAAGTTGGCGTTGCTACGTTTGTAATACGTTTGCTGCTTGCACTAATGACACCATTGCCATTAGCAGAAAGAATCAAATCACCGTCTGTGTTTGTTGTAGTTAGAGTATTACCGTCTAAAGATAAATTATCGACCAGGAGTTGATCGATTTTACTGTTAGCGTCAGTAATAATTGCGGAACTAGCAGTTAATGTTCCAGGAGTATGATCTAAATATTGAGTAAAAAATTGACCGCCGATTTCAACTACGCTATCTGCATAACCATCGGTGCTATCGCCGATGCCAATATAAAGACGATCACCACCGTTGCCAACAGTACCGTCTAAATAAGAATATGCTAATTCACCATTCTTAAGTGTACTTGGTCCTGGCGCACCCGAACTACTGGATCTTTTTATCTGAATAATTGCCATTTATTAAAATCCCCCGCCGTCAGAAACGACATTGTCTCCTAGTCTAAGTAATGGTTGAAATTCGCCAGTACCTTCGTTAAATGTTAATAAAGCACCTTCTGCCTTTCCGCTACCAGCAGTAACATTAACAATGAAGTCTACTGGTATTCTACTATTTATATCATCATTGACGTTTACTCGCCTAATTGGAGTACCAACAATTACTTTCTTAACTTGAGTTGTTTTTCTCCCAACGATTTTCACCTGAGTCTTTCCGTCTGTAGAAATCCCCTGTGCTTTAATTACCGCCATAAGATTATGTTCCTATTTCGTTACTGATGGAGTTACTGTTATAGTTCCCTGTAACACTCTCTCAATAATCGTATTGCTATCACTATCGAGATGTGAAACTTCAACATCATAAACGTATTTTTTTCTCGGATTCAATAGATCGGTTTGTGCGTTTGTCAAATTCAAAACAACAATACCGTCTGTAGCAGGAGCAGCAATATATGTGTCAAACGTTACCGTGTCTGCACTATCGCTGTTATAATTGACTTTCATTTTTGCAGCTGCAGAAAAACCTGTTAGGTTCTTCTTATCGCCTTGAGTGTCGACCAAGTGTAGTTCTAGTGATACATCAGAACCTTGGTCGATGGTAATATCTTCGTAATGAGCCATAAAAACGAATCCGAAATAAGATCAACAATCGTTTTTATTTATAATGATTCTATTCTGTAAAAGACAATTCTTCGATAATTAAATCTTGAATTCCCTTAGACATTTCTGACCGATCAAGGACGAATGCAACTGTCATTCTCCAACAATCGGTTGATGCAGAGTGGTAAACTATTTTATTTGGATTCTCATTGTACGACCCAAAATAACCAGATTTACATTGCCAACCTGGTTTATCATTTATCGTTACCACTTTTTGTTCTTCCATGTCATAATTTTGCCAATAACCATTGCCTGTTTCAGACCATGTAAAAATAAAATTATAAGCGGATGCATTTGCATTATTATGCCATGAAATAAAACCCCCAGGAGGATAAACAGTAAATAATGCATTATGCCTTAACATTAGAGAAGAAGAGAAATTAAAAATGTTTTCGTTATAACGATTCATCATTTCTGAAACTAAAGGATCAGAGGCATTTTTAAATTTCAATCCTACGCCATTAAAACTGTACCCTTTGACTCTTTCAGGAAATCCATTATGGTCTTTTCCCATGCGCATTATTTTTTGCATGTATGGAATTGACACATAATCGTTTCTATTACAAGAGAAACTTTTTTCATCTCTAATAATTAAATCACAAACTGTTTGGTTAACAAACCATTCAAAAGGTTTTAGATTATTTAAAACCTCTTCATTTTCAATTTCAATTTTTTGCATATTAAACTGATTTTTTTACGCTGCTATCCGAATAATGATTAATAACAATTGGTTTTCTACAATGTTGCATTTTATATTTTGAGTAGTGATTCCATCTAGCATCATCGTCAAAAATACCAACTTTCAAATCTTTATACTTTGGTTCTTTATTAACTAACCACCAAAGACTAAACTGATCCCATCTTGCTAATGTTTTAGGATAATTATCATAATCATATTCGCCATTTTCTTTTGTCGGCCACCAAAGTTTAGCATATTGTTTGACCGTTAAATCATACCAATCTTTCATAAATTCTTTAACGATCGGTCTACTTAAATCATATAAACAAACACCACCACAAAGTCTTAATTGACCAGCAGGAAAATGAACTTCTTTAAAACAGTATTTCCTATCGTCGGTCAATTCAGTAAACATCACATCATAATCACCCAACTCATCAAAAACATTTGCTATGTCTTCATGTACAACTTCACAATCAGCGTCAATGTAAAATGTTAGATCATATGGGGATCTCGCCATGCCGTCCATTTTCGCGCGCAAATGATCATCACATAATAAAAGATCATCAACTATACTTTCATTTCCATCAAGAAATCTTTCTTCTGTAACCAAGCAACATTTTGCTTCTGGGTAATAATCTTTAATTGATTCTATCAAATAAAGACCAGATTTGTAAAAAAATTTCTTATTCGATGCAATAACAATGTAACCTTTAGTTAGCTCGCTCATCAATAATACCTTCTTCAATGCCAATCAATAATGTAGTTAATGCTTGTGCTTCTATTTGAGACTTTGCTTTTCTGATCTTAGACTTAATTTTTTTATTCTCAGAATTTTTAACCGATTCTGTTTCAAATACTTTAAGTTTAAAAGAAAAAAGTTCTTCAAGCATTTTAGATTTATCTCTTTGTTCTTTAATAAGATCTTTTTCTGCCTTTTCCCTTTGTTTCTTATTAAAACGTATAACAGTGTTCTCAGTTATTTTACTCAAAGATAATTGAGAAATCAAATTGTTATAATCTTCTTGACCTTCGTTCGTTGTAATTTGAATTGTTGAATTGGAATCAATTCTTTTTAAAGCAGTTATACTCGACTTGTCTTCACCTTTCTTTTCCCAATTAGTCCAAAATGCATTAGGCAAATATAATTCATTCATGCTATCCTCACGTATAATGTATAAGTTTCAACCACTTCATTTGTTTGTAAAATTGTTGTTGCCGCAAATTCCCCAGTATAACTTGCAGTGCTAGTTGAAGCATAATCTTCTGTGCTTTCAGAAGTATATAGCGTCGTGTAAATTAATGACCCTGTATAATCTCCCGTATAAGCAGCGCCGAAATCTCCAGTATATGCAGTAACAAAATTATCAGTTGAATCAGTCGTATATGTTTCTGTGTATTGAGCAGAACTAACATAGTCTGAAGTATAATTTCCTGTGTATGTTCCTGCAAATGATTTTGATACAGATACCGTACTATTGACAGATCCTAGAAAACCTCCGATATAATCACCAGTAAATCCATCGGTTGTTGTACTGGTTCTATTTTTTTGTTGCTCTGCACTGCTTATGTAGTCAGCAACAAAGGTATTAAGATATTCTGCAGCATAATCTTCTAATGCTGTACCAACATATTGAATTGATCCAGTATAATCCCCAACGAAGTCACCCAAATAATCACCCACAAAAGCATCGGGTATTTTCGTACTAGTAAAAGTAGTTGATGATAAAAAGTCGCCAACATAATTAACGATATATGGTTCTAAATAATTTTGATAATTGACGCTGGTTGATGTGTTTCTTGTTACAGATCCTGTGTAATCCCCAAGAAAATCACCAGTATATGGTTCATAGTCTATAGTTACCCTTGTGATACTATATTCGGTTGACGTTAAAAAATCACCCACATAAGTAAAGATATAAGGATTCGCATAACGTATATAATTCTCCTCCGCTATACTTTCATATGAAGTTGACGTTATAAAATCACCAATGTAATTGTGAATGAACGGTTCAGTATAGTTCGCCACGAAATCACCAGTATACTCCACCTGTCCAGTATAATCACCAAGATAATTAACTTGATAATCTGATGTGTATGTTACGCTGTTGTTTGTCTGAACAGTTAATGATCCAAGATAATCTACGCTGGTAGAACCAGTATATCCAGTAATGTAATCTGGCGTATATGCATGTGCATACGGTCCCTGTTCTGAATAATCTACAGCACTACCAAGAAATGGACTATGATATGGTACATATCCTTCTACAAAATCATTAAGATAATTAATTTGACTTGTTCCCAAATAATTTGGAGTATATGTTAAATCAGCCTGAAAATCAGGAGTATAGTTTTGCGTACTATACACAGATGGAGCAGTTCCATTTGTATTTAATTGTGATTTTCTATAAATTGTACTACCAGTAGAATTGGTAACATTTAAAACAAGTTTTCCCGAACCTTCAGAATTGAGTATTATATTAACGTTTACATAAGATATTCCAGGAAAGGTATAAATCGAATTCGCTTGAGGAAAATAAACGCTTTGGTTTCCGTTGATTGTCCATGAATCAAGCGTATTAAATCTATTCGGTGATATATTACTGTTGGGTGTCATACCTAGGACAGTAACACCACTGGACGCTGAAGAATTAAAAGTACATTTATATGTGTTTCCTGGGACGCCTGCAACTGGACTAGTAGTTCCAGAAATTGCAATTTGAAGCTGAATTGGTACGCTTATAGAAGACTGAGCTGTTTGTGAATTAATGTAAGTTGATCCATCACCCCATCCGGTGCCATTAACTTGCGCGCCGACACCAATTATTTGAGGAGATAATACAGTATAGCTAGTCCCAGTATAAGTAGTTTGACCAACGAAATTAGCAACGTAAGGATCGCCTATGTAGTTAGCATAATCTGTACTTGGCGTTCCAATATAAGATTTACCGACTGATCCTATGTAATCACCAACGTAATTCAAGTACCCTTCAACAAAAGTTTTAATATGATACTTGTTATCCGGTCCAATATAATCACCAATGAAATCACCAATATACCCTTTGGTTCCATCATCTTGTGTTGAACCAGCGCCGATATAATTCACGCTTGTTACGTGTTGTGTTGTGTTAGTATAATCGGTTGACGTTAAAAAATCACCAATGTAAGTTATAGTGTAAGGATGATCATCAACAGAACCAATGTAATCACCAACGTAATTTAAATAATTTGCGCTAGGTACTGTAATATTGGCTGAACTCATAACAGATTCATCAGTTACGCTGGTATCTCTCTGAACATTTAATGATCCTATAAAATCACCAATATAATCACCAATGTAATCAGCAATATATCCTACACTGTTATCTTTTAGAACATTTATAGATCCTATGTAATCACCAATGAAATCACCAGTATATTCTTCAATGACTTCATTTTCTGCATAAGTTACTCTTGTGCTAGTAAAATTGGCTGACGATAGAAAATCTCCGATATAAACTTTAACATAGTCTGCAATATAACTAACAGAATTTGATCCAAGGTAATTTATTGATCCTGTGTAATTCCCAAGGAAATCGCCAGTATAATTTTCTAATGCTGTTTGTGTTCGTGTTCTCGCAAAAGTAGTTGATGATAGGAAGTCGCCAAGATAATTTCCAGTAAATTGTCCAGAAAAATCTCCAGTATAATCTGAGGTTCTATTGGTCGAACCTAAATAATCTCCTATAAAATCAGCAAGAAAATCACCAGTATATGATTCGGTTACATTTTTCTCTTTTACTGCTGAACCAACGAAATCTGCTACGAATACGTTTGTATATGATATTTCTGATGAACTAACGAAATCATTAGTATATCCCTGAGAACCCAAAAATTCTGTTGTATAATCTCCCGCAAAATTACCAGTATAATCGCCACTGTATTCTCGAGTTATAATACCTGAACTGGTTGTTACATATGTGACCTCTAAAGCATATTCTGCCTGGAAATCTCCGAGGTATTCTGCTTGGAAATTTCCAACATAAGTTGGCGTACTTGTTGATACGAAATCTGTATCTCCAACTTCTTGCCTTGTATCGGTAGCGTAACCTCTTGCAACCCATGTTCCTGATGAAGGAGCACCATCAGCAGTCGAACGCAAAAGAACCGTACCGATATCACCACCAGCAATAAGTTCTTTTACCTTTTCTCCCAATGTATAACTTAATTGTTGATCAGAAAATCTTTCAAACCCTTGGTACGTTCCTGATCCACCTGAAGACCGTTTAAGCGCGGAGGGTAAAACTCTTCCTGAATGAGGATTAGACGTTTGTCCAGTTGTTCTTATGTAAATATTATAATTTGTTGCAGTTCCGTCTGTTCGGGTGTCAGTGAAAGCATTTTGTTTATAAATCGTCCAATCAGATCCAGGACTAGAAGATCCTATCCTATAAGATCCAGGGTATTCATTTTGTGCTATTGTTTTAGAAAGTCGACGACCTAATACTGTTAAGTCGTTATTGTTCATTTCTTTTATGGCATTAAGAGAATAATCCCATGAAATTAAATTTCTAAAAGATTCGCTCGTTTTGTCGAGCGTTCCTGCTTTAATCCAATAAGGATATTGTGATGTTGAACTTGAAAGATTAACATGTGCGCCGACTGCTTGATCGTATTTTGAATCAATGAAAGGACCGAGAGATAAATTATTTACACCATCTTGTTCTCTAGTAATACCACCAGCTTGATCACTATCTAACAGTGATACATGAACACCTGCTGCATAGGCAAGGTAGCGTTCTTCTTCTTCAGTGAACGCTCTTAGGTCGCCATTCGACAGTACTTTGAGTGGGGTGGATGCTCGACCCATTATTTACTCCAAATTATGCTGGATTCAATAATGTGCCAGCAGAGTCATAAACGTCTATTATTCTACTATTTAGTTCATTGATAGCAGCGATAACACTTAACTTGGTAGTGGTTGTCATATTAGCAATTATACCAATATCAGAATCTAATTCGTTAATAGCAGCAGCATGATCAGTCGCTGTAGTAGTTAATGATGTTCCAGTTACTAATGTTCCACCAGTAACAACATTACCCGATATATCAGCAGCGCCGTTTAGATCTAATGAACCATCGATAGTTGTAGAATCAAGAGTAGTAATTCCACTAGCATTAAGTGTAGTAAAGTTACCGGTGGACGCTGAACTAGCGCCGATTGAAGTTCCATCAATTGTTCCAGCGTTTATATCTGCAGTATCAGCAACCAAAGAATCAATGTTAGCAATTCCATCAACATACAAATTACGCCATTCTTGACTGCTAGAACCTAGATCATAGGTATTATCTGTATTCGGTATGATGTGTGAATTAACATCAGCATTAAACACAACGTTGTCTGTGTTTCCATCACCGAGAGTGACCGACCCGTTTGTTCCAGCTTTGAAATTAACTACGCCATCAACTGTTAGCGTACCAGCAATATCAACGTTACCGCCAATGTTCAGATTACCAGTTACATACGCGCTATCATTAACAGTTAATGAACCATCGATAGTTGTAGAATCAAGAGTAGTAATTCCATTAGCGTCTACATTAGTAAAATAACCAGTTGATCGACTGCTGCTACCGATTGAAGTTCCATCAATTGTTCCACCATTAATATCTGCAGTGTCAGCGACTAATGAGTCTATGTTGGCAGTTCCATCAATATACAAATTACGCCATTCTAAAGAAGAACTACCGAGATCTAATGAACCGTCGGCGTCAGGAATAATACTAGTATCAACTCTACCTACGATAGAAATATTATCTCCAATTCCGTCACCAAGATCAACATGACCGTTAAGAACAGTGCTTCCTGTTACTGTTACATTTCCACCAACATCTAAGTTACCGGTAATGTATGCACTATCATTAACAAGTAAGGAACCATCGATTGTTGTACTATCAAGCGTGGTTATACCATCTACATTTAAATTACGAGTTACCTGAGCATCTCGATCTACAGTAAGGTCGTTGTCGATGTCAACATTATTATTAAATGTGGCGTTTTCACCACTACCAGTCATAACAGTAGAGGTGCCTGATTTAATTATAATATTGCCACCACCAGTATTTGCGAGAGAGCCAAATTGTGTTACATCATCCTTCAGATAGATGTTGCCACCATTTGCATCTAAAGTAATATCACCAGAAGCATCAACCAAATATTCTCCAGTAACATTCGTGGTGAAATTCCCGCCAGAAGTTTGTGTGAATGTTGTCCCAGAAGTTTGAGCAATTGTAGTACCAGCAACAGTTGTATGAGAAGTGCCCGCAGAATCTTTAATCGATCCAGTTACGTCATTAGTATAATTCCCAGTAACAGTGGAAATAGAATTGCCACCAACGCTAACAGTGTGGTTGCTTCCAACTGTAAGCGTAGTTGTTGTACCTGATGTCTGAACAATTGCTGTTCCTGCAACAATTGTGTGCGTCGTTCCTGCGGAGTCTTTGATTGATCCTGTGACATCTGTAGTTTGATTCCCCGAAACAGTTTCAGATAAATTACCAGTAACGTCTAATGTATTTGTGGCACCCATACCATATGCAAAACGAGTAGTTCCACCGTCTTTAAAATCAATATCTGCGCCATCAGCATCTAAAACGATATCGCCGCTGGCGTCAATTAAAACATTACCTGTAACATTTGTAGTGAAATTGCCACCTGACGTTTGGGTAAACGTTGTGCCTGAAGTTTGAGCAATAGCGGTTTTAGCAACAATTGTGTGCGTTGTACCAGCGGAATCCTTAATCGATCCAACAACATCTGTTGTTTGATTTCCGGAAACTGTTTCCGCTAAATTACCTGTGGTTGCTATTGTATTAGTAGCGCCAAGACCGTATTCGATACGAGCAACACCACCATCTTTAAAGTCGATGTTTGCACCATCAGCGTCTAAAACAATATTACCAGTTACATCTACTGTTAAATCCCCAGTACGAGAGATTGTACCGTCCGTAGCAAACTTGTAGTCCTCTGTGCCACCGTCTTTGAATATAATGTTACCATTGTCTGCGTCTAGAATAATATCCCCAGCGGCGTCTACAGTAACTGTGTGACGAGGAAAATCGAGTTCAACAGTATTAGCAGCACTATCCCACGTGAGTTGCATGTGGATAGCATTACCTTTTTTCCCATTAACGATAAAGAGGTCGCCACCATCTGTTCTTAAATAAAGGTCAGAGTCTTGCTCTCGAATACGATAATCAAGTTCTAAAAGAGCGCCAACTAGATCTGAATCACTATGGAATGATGGAACATATCCCCAAAGAGGATCTGCACCAGAATCCAATCGTAATTTATTACCAATATCGTTGCCGATCTGATTAACCTTTCTACGAAAAGTATTAATGCTATCAGTTAATGCGACATCTGTTGGTCTACCGTATCCGTAAGGGTCTGCCATTATACTTTCTCTAATATCTTAGTTAACATTTCTTGAATCAGATCAACTTTAGTTTCTAACGATTTAACCTTATCGTTGAGTTCTTCTTGTTGTAACTGCTCGAGTTTTCTTTTTTCCTTTCGCTCGCGCGCGAGCGCGGCATCATTTCTATTTATAGAGACTACTGCACCCGTTTCTGCATCTTTAGCGAAAGAAGTTGTGTCTTCAATTTTAAGTAATTTCATTAATCCACCATAGCAATAGCACGTAAGTCACGAATCTTTGGCACTCTACAGTTATTAGAAGACTTCATAACAATCTTCAATTGGAACTGATTAAACGGTGCCAAAGTACCGCCAGTACCACCCATTAGATATTCATATTCTCTAAACGTATCTGGGTTGGTATCTTTTGGTAATGTATTCTCAGATGCCTGTAAAGTCCAAGCAACGTCTTCAATCGGTGTTCCGTTTGCTAATGTAGTTCTATAGTAAACCTCAAAACTAGCAGAAGGAGGAACGTTAGCAGTTAACAATGTTTTAATACCAGTAGCATCTTCAACAAGTGTTACAGGTTTTGTAACATGTTTCGCTGGAGAAGATCCTCTCTTGGCATCAGTTTCTGCGATATAATTAATCGGAACATTTTCTCCCGCCGAAGCACTAGAAGACACCTGATTATCAATCATGTTTTGAACAACAGTCAAAGAAGTTCTCTGAAGATCAACCACAGGAGAAACGAAAGAACTGTTTGTCTTAAAGTTGACATTAAGGTCTGCTGATTTGGCACCAGATAAATTAGAAGATTCTAGAGCAGCATTTGCAATCATGTGTGGATTATCAAATACTCGAGCGAGTTTTGTAGGAACTCTAGCAAAAACCCCTTTGGAGAATCTTGTCTCAGCACCAGCCATTGATCTACCAGTGGTAAACCTAGCATCAACTGTTAATGAAGTTGCTTGAGGTACAATATTATCTACATTTGGTGTACATTGAGTAAACTGCATATTTCTTGTAGCAGTAACTGTTTCACCGCCACTAATCGTAGTTCTATTCGCCGTTCCACCTGCAGTAAAAGTATAACCCGTATGATCAACTTTTACAATCGTTCGGTTGCCCATAATATTTGCGCCAGTAATACCGCCATAAGAAGTTGCTGAATCAAGACCAGCAAGATTGACAGTATCACCTGCTATAAAACCATGATAAGAATGATTAACTCTAACTACAGCACTACCAGAAGTAAATTCAATTGGGTTGTTTCTCAACAACTTTCTTTCTACTGCTGCGTTTTCTAGTCTGAGTTGACCGTCCTTAATGAAGTTCGCGCGATATAAACGATAGCACATATCGAGTCTTTGTGATGGTTCCCAAAGCATAGAGTTTTGAGACTTAAAGAAAGACCCGAGTTGTGAATTCATACAACGTTTTTCGTTTGATCCCAAAACGTATTTTTCCATTTCAGAAACATAAACTCTGTATTTAATCGTATTTGGTGCAATTACTACTATTGCATACTCAGTGTTACCAGCAAGATAAATCGGTTCTTCAAACGTGAACGTTGTTGGTCTTGCCAAAACATCAGCCATTGTAGGATTAGAAACAACACTAGCAATACCAATTGCGTCTGCTCCAGCAACCGTAACACGACTTCCTGGAACTACTCGAATTGAATCGGGCACGCCGTTAACAGTTGGTCTAATCTCAATCCTAACTGGAATACTTGCGTCTACTGTTTCAAAGAAAAGATCTGCTTTAGTTAAAAACATACCTTCAGGTTGAGTTACCAAGAAAGTTTGTGCGACAGGATCTACATACGCAAGTCTTCCACTCGATCCAGGAGTTTCTTGAGTAACAACCTTTTGCGGTGGAAGTTGATCAAATCCAGTATAATAAGCAGGATAGTTTTGATTCGCGTCAGCACTAGAAGCAGAGGCAGCAACAAGAGTTGATGTTGATGGGTTCGTGCTTTGATATGTTGTTGGTGTTTGCAAACCATCATTTGTAGTATTGTTTGTTCCACCAGAAGTCCAGCTGGTGCCAGCATTAGTCAGAACTGCTGTATTAGCGCCAATAAGTAGATCATTAGTGGAAACTGTAGTTGTATAAGAAGAAGCACTAGCAATCGGATCAACGCCGTCTTGACTGTTTGCGTCGAGATAACCGTCAGATAAGATTGCAGGTTGTACTGGATCTTCAACAGAAGTAGGTGTTGTTGAATTAACATATGACGCGTCAATCGCAGCAAAATCTACTTGAGAACTAATGTTAGCATTTGTACTAACATAAACAGAACCAAAATCTCCTGCTTCGATACTACCAATATAGATACCACCTTGATCAACATCTACAATCCCAGAATTAATCCCTTGATCTGGTTCAACATAAAGATTGTCGATTGTTGTTGATCCATAGGTATAACTGGTATTTGTTACAGTATTTTCAGTAGTTTCTTCATATTCAACATACTCAACTACACGAGTTGATAGAATATCTCTTTGTCTTGTTTCAACTGTACCCCAAGAAAAATACATTGCTTGTGCTTTAGATAATGCATTATTAGCACTGTTAACAGGCGTATCTAATAATTTGAATAAACGATTTCCTGACTTGAATGCATTTCCGCTAAGATAATCAGGTGAATTGTCATTCTTATAAGGCGTACCAGCAGCAGAACCAATTCTCTTACAAGGAATAAAGAATGAACCGATCAACGCGCCCTTTGAGTCAGTAAACAATGTAGTCTTACCATCCGGATGCTCTGTTAGATTAGCATGATCATTAACATCATTGGTATCGCCAGTCGTATCAGAATAGTTAACAAAAGAACTTTCTGTTCTTACCCAATTAGCAACTGATCTTTCATCAAAGTATGCATACATTTGAGTATTTGGACGCAAACCTTCTGCCTTGAAGTAAACTTTACGAGATCGCATCCAAGGAATAAATGCTGTTTGTACAACACGATTACCAACTACTTCTTTGATCGTCTCGTTACTAACAACACGCTGAACCGTTTGAGTAGTTGTAGTGGTTGTAGCAGTTACTGTTAGAGCATTTGAACCCCAGTAAGTGTCACCGAATACCTGAGTATAAGGAACATTGTATGCTTCAGCAATTACAGCTGGATCACCAACTGAAGTCCCTGTTGTGGTGCGAGAAAGTTCAGCACCAACATCATACTCATCAACTGGAGTACCTGCCCATCCCCATTCTTCTTCGTTCCAAACCGTTGCTTCAACTTGATCAAGTCTTGTACCACCATCGATAACTTTGTCTGGTTCAAACTCGGTTACTTTCCAATCATCAGAAGCAGGAGATAATGTTAATTGTCCTGTGAAATTTGGAACAATAAATGGATTAACTGGTTCAGATTGTGACGCTATTTCATTAGAACCTTCGTTCCAAAGAATCTGGTTATAATCCAAAATAGCAACGTCGCCAATAAACTTAATTCCGCGAGATTGTCCTGAGTTTTTAATTAAACGAATATTTTCACGATTAAATGAAGGACGTACAAGTTTAGAAATCGGATCAATTGCTGCTCTGTATTCTGGTGAACGAGTATCAGATAATGCATGATCGCTAAAGTTATCTACAAAGAAACCTGACTTAGTACGAACATTACCTGAACCATCAAGAATGTTTAAGTTTTTAGTTTCAACTTCAAGAAGACTTAAAGAAACAACTTCTTCCAAACGATCGAGTTTCTTTTCAATCGCATTAATATCCTTCATGGTATAATGCTTATGCTCGATTGGAGTAACTTTCATGTCCTTCGTGCTTACGGTATTACCATTCATGATGATCTTATAAAGTTCTAAAGATTCATCTGGCGTCTTTTTAAATGACGGCACCTTAGCAGGAATACCACGAATATATTGAAGAATACCATCAGTACCAAGTACAAGTTTATCAGCGCGTGGCAGATAATAACTTACTGGAGAAAGAATATTTGTTCCTTGTTTCGGTGGATCAAATGTATTAGAGTAAGATCCATTAACATAGTCTGGACGGAAATCGATAAAATCTCTTGCGTTCATATCAGGCATATGTCTGAATTTATGGAACGGGATTTTACCGTAATCGATTCCTGAGTAAGAGTTGACTGAATAGAAGTCTCCAGAACCACCACGAGCGAAATATCTGAACGCAGCATAAACTGGACCAGCATATCCGGTCAAATTATCTAAACGACTTTCACCGTAATAGGCGTCGAAGATCTGACGATTTAAAACGAAGTTGTTAGAAATGTCAACGCCGTTTGCGCTGTCCTTGATAGAAGTAATATCAAAGACGTCTGGTTGACCAAGATAATGATCTGAATCCGCAGCGATAGTTCCAGTAGAAGTGGTAGAAGTTAATGTCTTATCTTTTTGTAATCCATTTCCTTTTTGAACATATGCCAAAACTTCATACGCTGTTGTTGGAAGCAATCCGGTTAATGTTTGTGAGGTGCTTGTTCCTGAAACAGAATAAGACCTAACTGCAGAATCAGCACTAGAAACAATCCAACTTGTTGTATCAGTTAAAGATTCACCAGTAGCAGAAACAGATACTGTCAATTGTCCAGAACCGTTTGATGTTCCGGAGAATAATCTTTGTGTTGTAAAAACAATATCAGTGTTTCCTGAATTGCCTGTACCAAAACTTGAAGGTCTTTGTCTTGGAAGAGGGAACACAAATTGACGATAATTATCGCCGATGATCTTAGATTCGCTATTTGTTTGTACAACATTAAAGTAATCAGTTGTACCAGTACCAACACTAAGAACATCACGGAAACCAGTTCCAGAAGTTAAACTCGCGCCAGATAAATTAATTAAATGCAAACGATAATTATCACCATCCGCTTCAATTTGTCTGATTGCTGCAGTCCCAATTACTGTAGATGTTCCACCAGCGCCAGCATATAAATTGACTGTGCTATACAAACTCGGTAACCCACGATTACCGTCAGCTGCTGTTCCATTAACTAAGACATATTGTCTATAAGAAAGAGGAACATATTCGTCTGTAACAGTTTCAGTCGTCGTTGGTTTTGGAATCCAAAGTTTTACGTTTCCAGGAGATTCTGCTCTATAACCACGAACATAAGCAACACCTGGAGAAACGTTAAGAGAATATGCATCAGTAATTGCTGAGTCAACATATTCAAAATTAATCTTAAATGGTTTTACTGTATAGTCTCCAGATTCTTCATAAGTTCTTTTCGCTAAAAGGTCATTGATCTTATGATAATCTGTTCCAGTTCCAATTTTAGTAATTTGACCGTTTTGAACACTGCAGAGATGTACATACGTTTGTGTAGAAGTTACATGTTCTTTCTTAGTTAAAATCAATCGAATTCTATAACGATCTGCCCCAGGAGAAGAAAGGTTTGGTGATCCACCCTGATTATCATACAACGCTGTTGTGTCAGATGTTGTAACAATGTCTTGTACTAAACGGAAACCAACTTCACCAGTAAATGCTGGACTATACTTGGAAAGGATTAATTGCTGACCAGGAACATTAACAAAATGACCAGAGATAAAGAAATCACCTTCTGTTGTCGTAATAGAGCAACCAGGTCCAACTGGATAAATCCTTGGATCTGTGCCAGCACTTTCTACCGTAACTGAACCAGCGCCACCAGATGATGTTAATACTTCACCTTCAGTAAAACGAATTGCTTTGTAGGTATCTGTTTGATTGCCGTCATCGGTATATTGTACATAAAAGGTTGCTGGATCATTACCGCCAGGAAGTGGAGCAACATATTGAACAACTGTTGCCTTAACACCGCTCGTTGCGCCCGTTAAAGTTTTTCCAATGTGTGATATTGTTGGTTGACCACCAGCTGAATTTAATCTTACATATTCGTAAGCGTTATTAATTGAAGCGCCACCAGGATTAACCAAAGCGCCGTCTTTGAATAAATTAGATCCAAGGCGAGCAATCTCTGCTTGAATAATGGATTGCATCTGATTAAGTTCTCTTGCTTGGAGTGCCCTACCTCCATGAAAGAGAACTTTATGATAACCTCGTTCCTTTGCCCAATCGTCCTTGTAGGTTGATGAAAAGGAATTCTTATTATAATTTGTAGGCATAGTTTATCCCTAGAATCTAATTACTATCTTAAGATCTTCAGTTTGTGCTGCGTTTCTGTCTATTGCTGCTCGGTTATCAGTATACAGCAAATCGCCACTAAACTTATCTATGTCAGCAGCAGAATCAAAATTAGAACCAAGAAGAATAGCAGTTACACCAGAACCATTAGAAATAGTTTCTGAACCCTGAAACGGTGTATATCCGGTAGAATCGTTTTGATGATACCAAAGTTTATTTGTTTCGCCTTTATAATCAACAAAACCCTTAGCACCAGAAGTTGCTCCTGTTACAATGTCGTCTTCCGAAAAAGTACCACCGGAAAGATTCGAATATACTAACTTCTTCAAGAACAAACCAGTTGTTGTTGAGAAAGCAGCGCCAGCAGGAGTTTTAGGATTTCTAATCAAAGATACTTGCCTAAAATCATTAGATGCTAAGATAGTATTAGTTTCGTTACCTTCCATTTTAACGTTGAACATTATAGAATTAGCACGAAGATCTACTGTTGGATCGCCACCAATTCCTTTTAGAGGAGAGAATATTGGACGAATAGATCCAGAACCACCGCCACCAACAGTTGCTTTAGCATAATCATAATTTTTACCGAAGTTTTTGTCTCCGTCAGAACTATCGTCAACAGTGACTTTAATTATATTTCCGTTGGCGTCTATTGTTGCTGTTGCCTGTGCGCCAGAACCGTTTCCTACAATAGTAACTGTTTGCGTTGTACTTGCAGGATATGTTCCTGCGCCGTTGTTAATAATCTCATACCCTACAATAGATTTTGGATGAATTGCTAATGCGTTATCTTGTATTCCTTTTTGTTGTTGTTCTGTTGCTTGTACATAAGAGACGGCAGAGTCAACGAAAGAAACGGGAATAAAATTAGTTGAAACATATTTGTTAGCATCACCTGTGCTAATGTTATACATAAATTTCCAAACATAACCATCTGCAGTAGTAAGTGGATTAGTTGTGGTTCCCGTTGGTTTAATTGTAGATCTAACTGCAGCACCACCACCATCTTTACCCTGTTGCAAACAGATATAAACGTTGTTTTCGTCTGTAAGAACATAATACCCGTTCGTTGGAACATTCGCAATTGAATCATCATAAGAAGGATAAGTTGTATTTGCCACCCAATCATATCTTGGAATAACATAAGATAAGTTTGTAATTGCTTTTGCTGATTGTAGTGCTAAACGAGTATTTCTAGAATTTCTAATAGATGACAAAGCATCATTAATGTCATATGAAGGAGCAGCGTCTTGAGCGTTCCAATCTTCAGACCTACCAATACACATGTAATATGCGTTTGTAGCAGAATCTTCGAAGTCTGCCTTTATCTTATCCAGCATAAACTGTTTAAATGTATTTGTGACAATTGCAGTCATTAGTTCTTCTCTCCGTTGATCCTGTCAAATTAACTGAATGAAATATTTGGATGTCCGTTATTAACCAAACGCCATTCGCTTGATGTATTGTCCCACATTAAATGAGCAATAGCAGAATCTAATAATAGGTTTGTTCCTTCGTTAAATGATCCCGAAACCGTGATTCTATAGTTTCCTCTATTGCTGATGAATTTTTGTTGTCCTTCGATTGTACCGTTCGGTAAAGTTCCAGTTGATACACCGCTGTTAACCGTTTGTGTTGTTAATGGTTTATCGCTGTAAGTAGTGCCGCTGGTTGTTTTGGCATCAACATCATAAGCAACTTTCTGACCAAACAATACTGCTTTATCGCCTTTACCTCGCAATCTTAAATTAATATTAGTATCAGTTCCTGCAGGAATAATATCTACATCGTTACCTGTTACCGCATTACCAATTGAAAGGTAATTAACGATCGTTCCACCTTGGTTATCAAGGTAGAGCATATTCTTACCAGCATCGTTTAAAATAAATCCTTCAATGCTTGGATTATTTAATTCTGCAGAATCTAATGTTTTATTAGTCAGAGTTTGAGTATGCGCCTCAGTAACTACAGTATCATCTCCAGTTAACAAAGGCAAAGTAATCGTTCTGTCTGCTGCTAGTTCTGAACCTCTTACCTTGTAGAAATGATCTTCAGATAAATCACCAATGAGAGGCGTTAATAATGTCGCAGAATCTAGCGTCTTATTCTTAAGAGTCTGAGTAGCAGAATCTAATACAAAGAAATTTGTTCCAGCGTCATAAGGAACTACCGTAAACGAATTAGTTGATGGGTTCTGAACGCCAATTGAAATCTTATAACCAGATACCCCTTGTATTAGAATCTCATCACTGTCGAATTCTACTCGTGAAGATAATACATCGGCGGTTCCGAATTTCTCATAAATTTCTTGGAAATTCGCATTGATCTTATTCGCACCAGATCTCAGCGTATCTCCTGTTCCATCATTGGCGGAAGAACCTGTGTTAATAATCTGTCTGGTCATTTTTTATCCCAATTTAATACTTGTTTATTTATATTAGTTGTCACTGAAAAGAACTAAACTTTCTTTACCAAACAATCCCAACCCTGAGTCAAGAGAGAAGTCGAACCTTCCTCCGAATTGCTCATTACTAGAAGCAGAATCATTATCAAAGGTTGGATAAGATATTTGCCAAGCACTATCTGCAGTAGCGTCGAATCCATGCGTTACGCCAGGATAAGATATACTTGTAGTATCAGCAATAACATAACCATCAATCATTTTAAGCAATGAAGGATATGATTTGTCTAGCAAATATAATGTACTACTACCAAACGTTCTAATACTTGAACGATTAATATCATAACGAATAGCGCCAATACCATTAGTATATGTAGAATCTATTTCAGCGTAAGAATTATCACCAATAAACGAAGTAGCGGACATCATGCCGAGATCTGCCAAACCTTCGTAAATAGGAATTGGAACCTCTGCAGTCCCAGGATCCGGCATTTGTTTCAGACCTATCGGTGGTGTTTGATTACCAAAAAACCCTTCACCAAGAATAGAAACTTGAGCACCAAGATAAAATCCTGCAGGGTGTACAAACAATTTGTAAATATCTTTCCATTTTGAAATTGGCAATCCTGTTTTAACTAAGATTGCATAGGTCTGATATAATTCGTCATCAGTTAAAAATTTACCGTCGTTGGGACCAATCTTTGAACTTCCAAGAGTGAATACATCTTCTTTTGTATAACGAATCTCAGGATCGATTCCAAAGAACATTCTAAAGAATTGTTGAATAGAATATTTACTTCCTTTCGATCTATACAGGGTATTAGAAAATTTAGCAGCTGATCTTTTATCTTGAAACCCTTCGAAGTATGCTTGACCTAAAAGTAGTTCGTCTTCAAGGAAGGTTAGAAGCGTATCATCGAGCGTAGTAATATCACGAGTTTGATACAAATGGTCAAGTAATTGCGTCGACGCGTTGTTTTCTAAAAGAAACTCATAGTAATACTCAAACAGAGCAGTTAGTTTTGGATACGTGCTCGGAAAATAGTCAGGAAGAATTTCTGAGATTCTACGATCTCGAAATATAAGTTCTCTTCTATTTACGTCTGGTATATTTTTATGAGCCATATTATGTTGAACTCACAACATTACCTCTAAACGAGGATTCTTGTTCATCGTATTGTAAAATACTGTCACGAACCGGAGAAATAGCAGATTGATTAGCAGGAACTGCAAATATCTTAATAAATGATACACCACCAGCAATCGATTCGGGAGCAAATCCAATTAAGGTTAATGTCCCGTCCACGTTGTAAGATCCAATATTATCAATTATTGGTTTGTTCGTTGAAAGATCTATAATCTCAATGATATTAGTTCTTAATCTATTTCTTAATATACAACTTCTATTTAAATATGTGAAAGTTGATGAGGTGATTTTGTTGTTAACATCGTCCGGTGCATCAATATTAACAGGATAACGAACTATGTAATCAGTAGCAACTCCAAGTTTAGAAGTTGTAGTGGTTGTATTATCATCGTTTGTTGTAATTACTTGTGGAATAAGTCTTTGATGCATTTTAACATCAGAACGCGAAGAAAGAACAGCAGGACTTACTGCATCAACCAGCGTTAAAAGATTTGATCTTCTGAACGATTGTTCAAATTTACCTACGCTGTTTGCAAAATAATTTCCTACTGTTGTTCTGACATTATCTTGAATTGTGTTTAAAGAAAGCGTAGACAAAGAAGGATTAAATTGGAATACAAGGTCTGTACTAACGTAAGTCTTAACAGGATCTTTGAATTTCAATTTGAAAGAAATTATTGATAATTGATCAGCGAGTTCTACAATATCTCTTTTAATTGAAGCAATTGTTTCTGCTTCTAGTCCAGAAATAAAATCAATAGAAACATAAACTGAACCAAACTCAGGGATGTCGTGATCTTCTCCACCCCAAGTTTTAATGTCATTAATGTAATTAGAAAAGTTTCTTAAAATTAATGATGAATAATCTGCAGCAGTCACCATTCTATTTTGTGCTGCATATTGAAACGGTGCATTTTTCCTAATAGATTCTATTGATTCTTTCTCTGTTCCACCAGAAGAGTTATTAACAGTAGTAACATTAAAGTCAACATTAACCGTTGAACCCAAATTGTTAGAGAAAGAAAACTGATTTACTGGAGTAAAAACATCAGCGTTATTAGCATCTGCTCCAGAAGAGGAAAGATATTCGACAACAATTTTGTTTCCAGCAACCGGAGACTTACCTAACGTTGTGCCGTTTCCGAAAGTTAATTCAAAATATCCGTTTGGCGATTCTTTTAAAACATAAAGAGTTGACGCGCTTGTAATCGCGCTTGCTGTTAAAATACTTTCATAGGTAGTAAACGTTGTTGACGCTGAGGTTTCATAAACTTTAACAATTGCTGTTGTTAAATCTAATGTTTTATCCGGAATAATATACACATCATTTTCCGTTGCTGGTCCGGCAATGAACGTTTTGGTTTTGGCAACGCCTTCTTTCAAATCTATGTTTTCAATACCATCAGCGGTTTTGAAAAAGAAAATATCTGCTCCGTTGTTTACTGCAGATAAAGGCGCTACTGTTTGAAATTTATATGTGATACCGTCAATAATACTATTAAAAACAAACCCAGAAGCAATTGTAAGTTTTGCCGGTAGATTAGATTGCCCAGAAAGGTTTACATTTAATTTTACTTTAGATACGGCGGATTTTCTAGAATCAGGAATATAACCAATCCCCTCAGATAAAGAAACTAAAGAACTTCGAAGTTGTGCTGTTCCGATAAATGATTCGTTAAGCGCATAGTTTGCTGTTAATGCATTATAATGCGTATTATATGCTAAAACATCTAAGATGTTAGACAATCCAGACGCTTCAAAATTGTAATCGGTAAATTCTTCTTTACTAGCAAGAAATGTTTTAAGATTACTTTTGATTGATTCGAAATCTAATCCAGTAGATTTAATTGTCGTTGCCATTAAACTAACCTCGAAACCGTTGTTTCATATGTAATTATTTGGTCTGTATTCAATATCTGAAATATTATCGAAACGTCTATAGAATTATAATTAGATACCTTAACAGAAATTTCTTGTGCCGCTGCTCTTGGTTCATATTTTTGAATGGCGTTTTTAATCCTCGTTATGATTTCGGTGCCAGAATTTTCGTTTGCCAACTCAAAAAGCATTGATCTAATATCAGCACCAAAATCTGGATTAAACGGTTTATCAAAACGATTAGTAGAAATCAACGTTTTGATCGCTTGTTTGACAGCAGCTGCTTCAGTCTTCTTATAGATGTCGCCAGTCGTTCTCTTGTTAAAACTTAGATCTATATCCTTATAGATCATGTCTCTAGTTACAACGATTGACGCTGCATCAAGATTACCGTCTTCTTGAGAGAATATTTTCGTTGCCATCTAGATTGCCGTTTAAACGTGATATTTGTTATTTATAACTATTCAAGGACTTCGATTAACTCGTTTAATGATAAAAGTGTTCCATTCATTTCAGTTTTAATTTTTCTTTGAAATGAGATATCAAATGTTTCGTTGGCGACAGGCATGGTCAAAACCAATTGACAACTAAGTTTGCCTGATGGATCGTAGGTGTCATAATCAAGAATCAATTCATCGAAATCAACATAGTCTTTCCAATAAACTGCTAGGTCAAATGATTTTTCGATATCAATTTCACCTGCCGTATTCATTAACTGATAGACGATTGCTCTTCCAGTTTTTTTATAATCATTAATAGAACCAGAGGTTACGCTTTCATTAATTGCTGGTTTATAAACTTCCTCGGCAACAATCAAACGATTATCATTGAAGTCTGGGTTATTATGAACCGCTCGAATTGCTTCTGCTTGTAAGTATAACTGACGAGCAACCAGTTTACGATCAACATCTAGTTGTTCAAACTGCACACGTGAACCTGCAGCACCAAGAAATTTAGCACAGGTAATTCCCGGACCGAGTTTAGTCGCTGAACTAATCGAACTTTGAAAGTTCGGATTGTAAATAGGGTCAACAATATAAATCATACTTTAAACCTCTTACTTCTATTCTCGGCGGGATTATTACCAAGAACTGTATTACCGAAACGAATATTGTTCTTACCGCTGATCGCACGACCAACTTTCTTAGGACGAGCGTCTCGATACTTAGATGACAATTTGCCTTCAGCAACCAAATAACCTGTAAACGTTGAGTTGTTTCTATTCGCTGGATCCCTCATCTTAGAACGAATCTCATGTATCGAAGGGTCATAATTGAATAGATCAGCATAGTCATCGGTCTTCAACAACTCGAGTTTCAGTTTGTCACCTTTATCAACTTCAACGTTTCGTATACCATAATTGCTTGTTGATAAATGCGCAGCAATAATTGGAGAAACGGGCATTGGCGCTGTTGTTGGTATAGTAACGTAAGGCATTTTCGTTGGATAGTATCTGGGACTTCTTGTCTTAGTAGCACCATCTGCAGTTCCTGCTTCTGCAGGAGCAGATTTCGCCCAAGACGCTTCACCCGCTTTATTAGCAAAGTCTGAAGTGATCGCTTCAGTCGCTTTACCTATGAATGTACCATAGAAAGTTGTACCACCTAATCCAGATCCGCCAGGAGGACCAGAATACGCTTTACCATAATGATCTATAAACTCGCCGCCGATTGTTCCAGTTTGACCCATAACGCTAACAGTCAAACCAGAGATGTTTGTTGTTAAAGAACTTGCTGCCCATTCAAGACCAGCAGTTGTTACTAATTTGTTTCCGCTCGTAAGTTCGACATCGCCTTCAACATAATTCTTTTGCGTTCCTTTGACTAATATGTTATTATCACTCAGAATAGTTTCCGTATTGACACCAATAACCTTAGCACCACGGTCGCCTTTGACTGTTGTATTTTGATTCTCAACAACTTCTACTGTGTGGTTATGCAGAATCTTTTCAGTTTTATTTCCTGCAGTTGTTACATTAATATTACCACCAACGTCTAGATTATAATCGCCCGTAACCTTTAAATTAAGATTACCGTTGTAAACTAAATCTGCTTGACCTTCGATAATAACAGCATTATCACCACCGACGATTTCAACTTTCTTATTTGTCGATGAGAATAAGACGCTACCGTCTGAACGAAACTCAACACCTGATCCGCTTTTATGTTTAATTAAAATACGTTCGCCACCAGGAGTATCATCAATCTCAATCGAATGACCTGATTGTGTTTCTGTTATTTGATTGTATGGATACTCTGAAGGTTTCTGATCAGCAAGGTCTATATTAACACCATGATCACCACCACCGTTATAGAGTTTGTTTACTTTTTCGCCACGCGCTGCTTTGTTAATTGATGATCCAAAGAAATAATCGCGACTTGGAAATTCGCCAGTTGGATCAGCGAATCCTTCGCGGGGAATTCCTTCGCTGACTTCAACACCCAAGCCAAGCGATGTTACTCGTTTTGTAAAATTGTCAACTTTATTTGTCATGTTAATTTCTTCGCGTTAAGTGTTGCTCTTGTAAACGGTTTGTCTTTGGTAGGATCATTAAACAAAGATTCTTTACCAAAAACATTCTTACAATATTCAATTACCTCAAACCCTGGATCCTCTTCATTAGGATCAATTTCGTTGTGCCCTAGTATTTGACCACCAGGATTAACTTGATAAAATGCACGACAAAATTCTTCAAAGGTATTTAACTGACTTCGAGTTAAAGAAGCAGCAGATCTAAATCTGGTTGGATTTGGATTTCCAGAAGCACAATTCAATCCACCAACAAATGCGATACCGATACTGTTGCTATTGTGTCCATTAGTATCACAATGATCGCCATCCTCATTAACGGGACGTCCTCTTTGTAAGGATCCATCTCTTCTAATAACATAATGATAACCAATCCCCTTCATACCTAATCCTAGGTGTCTCTGGTTAATTTCTTCTGATCCAATATTAGCATTAACGAAAGTGTCAGTCCAATGGACAACGACTTCTGTTACGTCTCTCGTGACTTTTCTTAACTCTGAACGAAGTTCTTCAACAGAAGAAACAAACGTAAATGTAAAATCTTTAGCACCAACTCCATTCTTCCATTTGTTTCCTGTTGCGTCTAAATCAAAGGGATCTTGGAACGCGCTGTTCGCGTTATCTATTACTCGAGTTCCTGCGATGGTAGTATCTAAATCGTTTAAAGCAGATTTTAATTTTGATCTGTTTTCTTTTGAAGTTTTGCCTGCTAAAAACTCTGCAGCTTCTGATTTCTCTAGGGCAGTTCCCTGAGCGAGTTTGATTACCTTTTCTTTTTCTGCAGGTGTTAATTCTATGCCTGTTTCTTTCAATAATTTATTAAGACCTGTATCATTAGTGGTTTCTGCTAATCCTTGTAACAAACCAGTTGATTTTGTCTTAACAAAACTACCAACGTTTGCATCAAATTGATTCACCTTAGAATTAATTTTAGCAATATCTTTAGTGAAAGACTTGGCGCTATTTAAAACATTATCGGCGCTGTCAGCAGAAACACTACCGCTGACTTCTTTTAAAACGGACTTAATATCATTCTCTGTTATTCTTGCTGGTGAAGGTATTGCAGTAGTTATGTCTTGTATTCCATTACTCGCAGAACTAACAAAAGAATTATAATATGTTTGTGAAGAATCGTCAAGTGAAGGAATATTAGAGGCAATCTCAGACATGATTGCTGTTTTAGAGGCATCAAACTTACTAGAAATTTCACTGACACTAGCGAAAGCACCAACTTTGCCAGATAAAGATGTTAGATTGTCTCGCAAAGAGGAGGGATTGCTATTTGAAACTACGTTTTGTAAAAATCCAGGTGCTGCACCAAGTCCTGTTATTTTGGCGAGAATGCTACTGATCGACCCGCTAATTCCACTTCCAATCGATATTCCAGATATAGAACCGCTATCATCATAAGTAACAGTAACACTAACGCCAATGCTAGAAGCGAGTGAACCCAGTGACGTATTTAATGCAGCATTCTTGAGTTTATCTGCAACTCCACCTGTACCAGACAATAAAGAAGCAGTAGGATTAGAAAGTTTATCTTTGATACCTGTTGCTTCAGATGTCAAACTTTGAACACCGCCTTTAACCTGATTCGCGACTTTACCAATCTCAGTTGTTTTTGCTGCAGCATATGATTTAACTGCAGTGTTAATGTCAGTTTCAACGTTTTGATATGAGACTGCTTGGTTTAAAGATTTAAGTCTAGCGTCGAACGATTCTTTTGTATTAGGCATTATCGTATTACCTCATCATATGCATTCTCAGCGATTTTTTCTACATTAGCAACAGAAAGATCTGGTCTTTTAAGATAGTATTTAACAAACAATTGAGCAGAACCTGCAGGTGATTTAATTAAGGTTGAACGAAGTATTTTAGAATTAGCAATAGTGTGTGTTGTTCTTAGCTCTTGTAATACATAAAACAATTGAACTGAAAACCTCTCTATACTAGCATATCTAGAAATCCCGGAGGAAAACTGAACCAACCCTCGATACCTTGGTCCGCTACGTAACCATTTACCTATTCCTGTATAGAATTCTGTGTCTTCCTCTGTATGAGTAACGAAACCAGAAACCTCTTGTAATCCTGCCGCAATACCCGCTGCTTGCGAAACACTATAACCATTATCAATAAAAAATTTGACAGTTTGACTTCTTCTTTCAGAAACATTCGGTTTTAAAGAAACATCGTTTTTAAAATCTTCTGATAATAAATTTTCTTTAAATTCTTTTCCGTCAGCAGTTTTAGATTTGTAAACACTAAGTTCTTTAGAGTTTGATCCTCTTGCTTGAACGTCAGTAGGATGTTCCATCCTCGCCACAGAACCCAAAACGATTGGTATTTGAGAGGTTTCTCCATCTAAGAAAAATCCATATACTAATGCTCCAGGGAGTACTTGAGGTATTCTACCGTGCCCTGAAACACCACCTTCTGTTAAAGGTATCATCACCTGCGCCCAAGGCAAATCGTCTTCTTTAGTTTCTCCTGTAGATGGATTATGAATACCATGTATACGCACGCGCACTCTTCCCTCATACCCATAAGGAGGTGATGAATTGATTACAGTTCCGATAAACCAACGGAAGTTGTCACCATAGTATTCATTAGAAATAGTTCTAAGCATTTACAGCACCGTTGTAATCCATTTTAGTAACATTTAAAGAAATGTTATGGGAAGTGTCTCTAAAAATATGCCTAGCAGCATAGATTAAATATTTACCCGACTTACTCTTATCTAACAAAGAATCTTTGTCGAACGAGTTTGTTGCTCCTCTTGGGTTTAGAAATTCGCAAGAGAGAACATCACCAACACTGACTTTAGAATAAGCAAAAGCAACTCCAGGAACATTAATATTAATCATATTGTTGTAAAGAAAATTCCTAGTTGCTTTGCTGTAAAGTTTCAATAGATTTTCTTTTGAATTAAGAACATCATGATAACCCAGAGAAGACCCATACGTATTTTTACTAGAAAGTTGATGAAATACTTTTGAATCATACTCTTCAATTGCTTGATCAGAAATATATTGACGCGGATCAAAAATTGATTGTGCGTCTTCAGTTAATGTGTTTTCTTGTTCTAATTTTTTTACAAGGTTTGTTGCTTTGTATTTGTCAAAAGAAACTATTCCTGAATTGACATCAATCTCATTATAGACTGAAGTGATTGCTCCGTTTTGTACCATCTTAAGATTATCACCAACGCCTCTAAATTTGACATCGTTAATTATGAAAGATGCCTTATCTTCTTGCATCATATTTGCTTCTGAAGAAACGCTTGATGAAAATATAAACGGTTGTTTTGAATTAAATGATTTAGTTTGCAACATAACGTCAAGAGACCCAAGGCGAATATTGTCATCATATATTGACGAATAAAGAAAAAACGGCGCACCTGATTCAGTTGTTGCCCTATCTCTAATAAAATCACAAGCGTCTAATGGCGAAAGGTAAGGTATATTAATCTTACGAACACCTTGCGCGGAAGAAGAAAGATAAGATAAATCAGAATTTTTATTAAGTTCTAGAAGTAGAATATTTGTAATCATATTCTCTAGATTGTCTGTATATGTTCTACTAATCTTTTTTAATGAACTTAAAACTAAATGCTCTTCAACTAGAGAGATTAAATGAACTTCTACTCTATCATTTGCCCTTTGCGTTGATTCTATTTTTGTCATAACGAATGTTTTGTCAACAATAAAAGGGGTATCTAATTTATCTACTGACATAACCGTTAAAGTCAAACGTTCAGAACCTTTAAACGTTATACTGTCAATTATACCAGCATCGTCTATTAAGAGAACAGAACCAGTCAAATAAGGTTTTTCTATGTGCTCAAATAAATTCAATTCAGCAATTAATGTAGCGACTTCAATTGATTTTTCAGAAAATCTATCCGCTGTAATTAATGCACTTTGAATTTTAAATTGTTGTTCTTTTCCGTTTGTTGCCATTATCTTCTGAGCGCTTTTTTGTATTCTCCAACGACGCTATTAATAGCGTCAGGTCTTATAACAACAATGTTTTTGAGATCGTCGTTTTTATCTTTAAATCTTGACTCCCAAGTAACTGTTGTCAATCCGCTTCTTGTGTCAGTTCCACCACCATATCCTTGTTGTGATGGCGTTATGTCAACATACTCGCCACTAGAATTTTCATAATGATGCACAGCTTCGTATTCTTTTTTTACTGAAACAATTCTGCTGACAGTATAATCTATCTGTTGACTTTGATAGTATAACTCCAAAGCACTGAGCATATAGTTATTGACCAAATTTTGATTTATTGTTTGTCCATTGTAAACAGGAGAAACAGTTAGATAAACTTGTCCAAGGTCTGGGTTTTTCTTTTTAACTGTGCCAGTTAAACCCGCACCACGAATCTCAACAACTTGTCCAACAGGAAAGTTCGGTTCGATATCGCCCTCAAAAGTAAGAACCCAACCATTGTATCTTTCTTTAATAATTTCGTCTTGTCTTTCTAAAGTCAATGGCCAACCAGACTCTTTAATTTTATCGTTCATCAAATAAAAAGTCCAGTAGTAATCTACTGTGCCATACAAACGATAAGATAAACTGTCTGGTCTTTCGTTATCAATAATTGATATTTTTTTATACAAAGAAAGTTCTTGTTTAACTTTATCAAATACATCAACGAAAGTTGTTATCTTTGGAAAATAGACACGATCTTCTTGTGAACCAAAAGAATATCGAACTAATGGAAAATCTGTAAAGTATCTTGGCATATGTTAGAATCCTTTATCAATATCGCTTTTGCTAAGAGTTCTTGATTCTGCAAATGACATCGTGATTTGAATTTCTTGAAAGTTTCCGTCATCATGCATTCCCATTGAATTTGGGTTATATGTTGCTTGAAAGTTTCTTAAATAACAAGGTAATAGTTTAGTAGCTACAGATTTTTCATTATGCATCAATTCAATGCTAAATCTATTTGGAAATTTGTAACCAAGAGACAAACTTGATTCTGTATCATTATCTCCGAACGCGCCAATCTTTTCAGGATAAAGTTCTCTTCTAAAAACTTTAATAATTTTTTTAATCTCTTCCGCTTCTTTTTTAGATTGTGCTATGAAGATAAAGGTAAAACTAAATTCTCTAATACCTACGCTTTTAAAAAGTGTTCTGACGTTTGGATTTAGAGCAACACGAGCAACAGATTTAACTGCCTCACCAGCAGTACCAAAACTTGATGACGCGCGAACCATCGCTAGTCTTGCAGCATCAGTACCCGCAGCGCCTTTAAAACTATCAACTAATGCAGTAATTCCTCCCATTCCTCCTTGAATAGCGCCTGCCAATGCTCCTTGACCTGACCCCATAGCACCAACCGCTGATCCACCAATAGCGCCAAGTTCCGCGTTATCATATTGTACATTGTCTACAATTTGTATACCCTGGGGCATATATAATTTAATTACTTGCCCGTTTTTAAAATTACCATCAATATTTGCAGACTCTTTTAAAATATCACCCTGCATCGCCGCAATTGCTTTTTCTTCTTCTTCAGTAGCTGCCTTTTTTGCTTCAGCAGTCTGCGGTAAAGGCTCTTCGGTTTCTTCGTTTACTTTTTGAGTTCTAGAAAATGTCGCTTCAATGTGCTTACCAAATCCATCTAACAACCCTGCTATGTCCACAGGAACATCTTCTAATACAGTAAATTTTACATACGCGTCATAGTCTCCGATATCTTCCATTGGATATACTAATTCAGTGCCGGGAAGTTGAGGGTCGTTCTTTTCTTCAGCGATTTTTTGTCTGGTCTGAACCCCTTCGTCTGTTCTTTTAATCTCTACTTGCTGTTCCATTCCCGCCTCAATAAATAGGTTTTGGTCCTGTTTATTTATAGCGTTTTCATGACATATTCCGGAAGGTACAAAGTTAAAAACCCAGAGAAGTATAGAGGCGATCCAAAGAACGTCATCTATAGATCAATGTGGGAAAAACATTGCATGCAATTCTTTGATTCTTCTTCTGATGTTGTTAATTGGAGTAGCGAAGAAATCGTTATACCTTATTTGTATGAAGCAGATAAACGTTGGCATCGATACTTCCCCGACTTTAAAGTGACATGGAAAGATGGTTCAACATCATTAATCGAAGTAAAACCAAACAAAGAAACTACGCCGCCAACTGGTCAACGCAGGACAAAACAGTATATTAATGAAGCATTTACTTTTATTAAGAATCAAAACAAATGGGAAGCAGCAAACGAATACGCTAAGGATCAAGGATGGAGGTTCGAAGTTTGGACTGAAATAGAACTAAGAGCGATGCGTATCCTACCCAAACCAATCAAAAAACTTAAACCACTACCGAAATACTCCCGCAAAAAGAATAAATAGGTTCCATGAGTAACTTATTTCAAACACTAGAACTCGCAGCGTTCCGTTCAGGGATTACGCCAAGAACACGTCAATCACGGGAGTGGTTTAGACAGAAAGCAAGGCAGATAACTGGAATCGATCGTCAAGATTTAATGGGTGAAGAAGAAGTACAAAGAACGTCAAGCGAAATTGCTGGTCATATGTACATGTTCTTTTACGATCCGAAAACAAAAGACAAGTTGCCTTACTATGATCGTTTCCCTTTGGTGATTGTTGTTGGTCCAGCGGAAGGTGGTTTCTATGGTTTGAATTTACATTACTTACAACCGATTGTTAGAGCGAAGTTTTTAGACGCGCTGTTAGAAATAACAAATAATAATAGGTACGACGATACAACGAAGTTTAGTTTGTCATATAGTTTATTGAAACGATCTTCTAAACTAAGATACTTTGCTCCGTGTTTTAAACATTATTTGTCATCACACGTTAAAGGTAGGTTTGCTAAGATATCTGCACCAGAATATGAGATTGCTACGTTTTTACCGACAGCAGATTTTGCGAAAGCAGGGCAATCTAAGGTATATATGGACTCAAGGAAAATAATTAATGCCTTATAATATAGAAGCATTTAAGAATCTGGTGTCAAGAGGCGGCGGGTTTGCTAGGACAAACCTCTATCGTGTTTTATTTACTCCAGAAAACGCTGCTAGAGAACTCAATCTTCTTTGCACTAACGTATCGTTACCAGGAAGACAGATTCTTACGAACGAAAGATTAATCGGTATGACAAATAAAAAGGTTGCATACGGATTTGCTGTACCAGAAGTTACTATGACTTTTCTAACCTTGAACGATTATTATTCTAGGAGATTTTTCGAAGAGTGGCAATCAAGAGTGGTCAACACGAGAGATTACACTGTCGGTTATTATAAAGAATACGTTTCAGATGTTACGATTCAGCAGTTAAAATCTGGCGGCAATATTGCAAGTCTTTTGGTCAGCGGAAACTTTCCCAAAGTATTTAAGGTTCTTGACGCATTGACAGAAATGAACGCGGAAGACGAAGTTGTTTATGGATCAACATTGATTGAGGCATTTCCAACTTCTTTAACTGAAATTGCATTATCAAACGATCAAGATGGATTGGTTTCATTCTCTGTGGCGTTCTCGTTCAAAGATTGGACAAGTAACTTTACAGGTTACAAAAACGATTACTATGATAATTACGAAAACTCAGTACTCAAAAAAGGATTTGACATTTATAAAGCATTGAAAGGATAAAATATTATGGCATTACCCAAGTTGAATGAAACTATTAAGTATGAGATTGAAATACCCTCTACAGGAAAGATAGTTAAGTTTAGACCATATTTGGTCAAAGAAGAAAAAGTTTTATTAACAGCGTTTGAATCAGGAGATCAAAAACAAACACTTGAAACTGTTGTTGATACAATCGAGTCTTGCGTTTATGATAAATTACAAAGAAATAAACTAACGACGTTCGATATTGAATATTTGTTTATGCAGATTAGATCTAAGTCGGTTGGTGAAATATCAAAGGTTGGTATTTCTTGCAACGAATGCGAACATAGTAATGAAGTTGAAATTGATATTTCTAAAGTTAGTGTAACAAAGGATAACAATAAACAAAATGTGATACCAATTGTTGATGATATTTCTGTTCAGATGAGATATCCTTCATTCCTTGATGTTGCTGGAATGACGCAAACAGAAGGAAACGAAACTCAACTTGGATTTGAATTGCTTGCTTCTTGTATTGAAGCAGTAATAACAGAAGAAGAAATGATTCTTGCGGAGGATGAACCTAAACAAGCAATGGTTGAATTTATTGAATCGATGACAGCATCACAAATCAGTAAACTCTCTGCTTTTATGAATGAAATTCCAAAGGTTCAGCATGAAGTTAATTTTACATGTAATTCTTGCGGAACGAATAACACAAGAACTATAGAAGGAATGCAGAATTTTTTTTAATATGCCTCTCTCATGATAATTTGGTGAATCATTATCAGTTAAACTTTCAATTGATGCAACACCACAATTATTCTTTGACTGAACTAAATGAAATGGTGCCTTGGGAGAGGGAAATTTATGTAGCAATGTTGATAGAATATATCAAACAAGAAAACGAAAGGATGAAGGCAAAAAATGGCTGATGAAATAAAACCATTAACTATTGTTCAACAGGCAATGGTTCTTGCTAATGAGCAACGAAAAAGAGATGAAGCATTACAAGGGCAATTAATTCCTGCTGGCACTGGAGACAATCCACAACAACCTTCTTTGTCTGAACAATTCTTTCAAATGATTGAAGTTCAAACAGGTTACTTAGAAAGTATTGCTGCAGATATTGAAATTCTCGTTAATCAGTTTGATGAATTTTTTGCTCAACAATCCTTAGGTGATCTAAAAGACCTAGAATCTGACAGAGAAAAGGGCGGCAAAAAATCGACTGTATTGCCAAAGGGAGAAAAGAAAGACGGATTTTTTAAATCTCTTATGAATTGGATTGATGATTTTAAAACTAGATTCTTATTGTACTTAACCGCTGGTATAGCAGCATTGACTTTGTCTAATTTTGGATTCACTGGATTCTTTGAGAAAAAAATACCAGAGATCATATCTAAAGTTAAGAATTTTTTCGGCGGTGAAAAAGGTATCTTCACGAAAATAAGTCAGGCGATTACTAATTTAAAAACAATGATCGCAGAAAAAATTCCTAAATTTCCTGGTGGCGGTAAGATTGTAGGAATGATTCAAGACATGGCGAAACCGCTCGTCGATTTCTTTAAAAACGTTGGAAGTAAATTAGGTGGTTTCTTAAGAGTCGTCGGAAAAATTCTTTATCCCTTGGCGGTTCTTATGTCTGCTTTTGATGGTTTTAAAGCAGCAGTAAAAGAGTCTGAAGAAGGCGGTAATGTCGTAGACGTTATAAGTTCTTTCATTGGTAATTTTTTTGGATCTTTTATTGGCGAATTTATTAATTTGATTAAAACTGTACTTCTTTGGCCGTTTAAAGCATTCTTAGCAGACGAAGAAGGAAATTTTGATACTTCAACAATGTTGGGTAGTTTTTTGGACACGATCGATAAATTTGATTTTAATAAATTAATTCAGAATATTATTGAAAGTGTTTTAAAACCAATTTCTATGCTCTGGACTGGCGTTAAATCGTTAGCGAACTCACTTGGCGCTGATTTTGAAATGGGCGAGGGAGACAAAGAAAATATAAAATCTAATAACAAAACGGCGATTAAAAGTATTGACGGTCAAATCGAACAGTTAGAGAAAGATTTAGAAAGCGATAGTCCATTTAAGAAGATAGGAAGAGCAAGCACTCAGAAGAAAATAGATCAATTAAAAATTAAAAGACGAGCATTAGAACAAGAGAACATTGAGTTAACGACAACAGCTGTTAGTAACGTCAGCAATACCAGTCGTATAGATCAAACTCAAACGCTTGCTAATCAAACACAAGAATTTAAAAATAATAGCAGCGCCACTGGAAATGTTAATGTTGTTGCACCAAACACGGTAAATAACACAAGCAATTCTAGCAGCGCCACTATTATGGAGTCTCCTTCTGCAGAGGATGGATTAACGAGAGCTTATGCTTAATCTTCTTGTGCTAATTTAGCGAAGTAAGACATAGTATCGTCGTCATCATCCGATGCATCAAAGGAGGGTGCTGGAGATTCCTTAAGAGGAGTCGGTTCAGCAACCATATCAAGTGCTACTTCTTCTCTAACAGTCCTTGGAGCAGACTCTCCAAGAACCATAGCAAGACGAGCAGAAAGTTCTTCGTAACTCTTATAGTTCTTAGGATCTGTGAACTCGTTTAAGTCATAAACTCGATCATAGATTTCCTCAAGTTCTGAGTCAGATTCAGACAATGCAGCGGGGGATGCAAACTCTGATTTATCATAGTTACGATAACCTTCGACATTACGAATCTTCAGTTTAAACGAAGCGCCTTCCCAAAAGTCGAATGGGTTGACTGGATCTTCATCAGCAAACTGGGGTTGCATAACGTCCATGATTTTGTCGAAGATCTTCTTGCCATAAGTAAACAAGAATACTTGACCTTCATTAGCGGGGTTTGAGGGATCGCTTTCAACATAAATGTTAGAAACATAATGTAATCGGCGTTTACGCTCACGAACGATCTCTTTATCTCGCTCATTACCAGAGTTCCAAAGTTTAGAGTTAGACTCAGAAACAGGATCTGATTGACCGATAGAAGTCAAAGACCTCTCGATATACCATTGACCTGTTGGACCTTTGAAACCATGATCCCAGTAACGAACCCATGGAAGATCATTACCTTCTGCCGCAGGAAGGAAACGAATTACTGCGTAACCGTTACCTGCTTTATCAACAGTTGGTTTCCATTGACGGTCGTCACCATAGGATTTCTTTTCG